AGACGCAGGCGGGTGTATGGGAGGATGAAAGGTTTTTACAGGCAATTCATAAGACAATAGGTGATATCAACCCGCTTTGGGATGCGATATTTGATGAAGATACTTTTGTAAGGCCTATCACTAGATTGGCTGATACAGAAACATTGGTGAGCATTTATCAAGGGCGTTTGTATGTAGAACAGGTGCCGCTCATCAACGAAAATATGGAGTTTAATATATATGCTTTAGCAGACTTTTTTGCTGAAGCGTATAGAGAATATATCCTTAATCCGCATAACTTGAAACGAAAGCAGCCGGAGATATATCGATATATTGATGAGGAGATGGAATAGTGGCATACACATATGAAAGACTTATTTCTGACTTGGAACATGATGAGAACTGGAACGTAATTCGTGAAAGAGCAAATAATGAAAAATTTGATTTAAAATGTATTCCAGAAGATTATAGAGCAGCAGTGAAAAAGTCTATTGATGAGTATTTTAAAAGGAAACACGAAAATCAGAAACTCTCTTCTAATGTGCATTATGATATTTCTCATTTTTGCAAAGAAAGGACAGTAAAATGAGTCTAAAAGAAGAACTTCTGCAAATCAAAACATATGAAGAGTATGAACCTCAGAGAGAAAAATTCAGAAGTCTTGTTAGGGACAAAGAAGTGTTGGAACATTTGAATATGCTGTATGGAAAAGGATACGTTGGTGGAGACATTGAACATGGTCTTATAGAAGAGGTTTATAAAACACCACCAGGAAAAGGAAAACAGCGTATTGGAAGATAAGGAAATCAACCACCGGTCAATATGCTGGTGGTATTTTTATACCCATTTTTAAGGAGAAAAGACAATGAGAAAGAAAATAGCAGCATTTTTTATGGCAGCTTGTGTAGCAAGTGGTGTGGCCGGCTGTTCAACGGCATCTACAGTGAACCACAATTTATCAAAAGATGCGAATGAATTTAATGTTTATCGCAGAATTACGGTTACAAATGCGAGAACAGACACGATTATGCTTCAGGCAGAAGGGTATATGGCGCTTAGTAACAACAGCTCAAATGAATTAGTAGTAACGATCAAAACAGGAGAGGAACAGTATTATAAGGATTATATTTATCTGAATGACTGGACCTGCTATGTGATGGAGCAGACGGAGCCGAAAGGAACGGACAAGTATCATTATGAGCTGGTATTTTATCCTGAAAGGCTGATTCCAGATGTTGAAATTAAATAAATCTGTTGCGACGTCGCAACAAATAGGGAGGTGATTACAATAGGATTTTTCAAGTGGATCAGATGGATCAGACAGCACCGATGTAGCCACTACTACCGCAAGCATTGGAGCCGGGATTCCGGTTCATATGGCGGATATGTGATGCGCTGCACATTATGCGGGAAAGAGAAGGGACGGTATGATTGATATTTTTTGTACCGGAGCATCCTTCTACGGCGTAAAGCTCAGCTATGCAGCAATGGAAATCATTATGAGAGAGGATTTTGTAAAGGATCAGGACTTTATTGAGTTTGTCTTTGAAGACGGGACAAAAGGAGCAGTCCGAAAGGGCACAGTCATTGGTTTCACAGAATCAACAGTAGAGGTTTAGACACGCTTAAAAGGCGTGTTATTTTTATGCCCTGTCATAAGGCATAAAACTGGGCGCTACTCTGCCGGGAGTATAACCGGACGATCCCAATACCCGGAGAGCGGGAATAAAAATCTATGGAGGTAAGCACGATGGAATGGTTAAAGACAATTTTAGAGAAGGCAGTGATCACCGACGGGAAGCTGGACGTTGATGCCACTATGAAGGAAATCAATGGGGAGTTCCCGAAGCATGCAGTACCGAAGCAGGACTACAATGACAAGGTGAAAGAGCTGAGCACAGCCAATGACACGATCAAGGATCTGAAAAAGAACAATGCAGACAACGAAGATCTGCAGAAGAAAGTCAAAGACTACGAGGCAGAAGTTGCAGGTCTCAAAACAGCAGCGGAAAACACGAAGAAGGAATATGCCTTAAAGGATAAACTGAAGGAGGCCGGCGCTATGGATGCAGATTATATCATCTACAAACAGGGCGGGCTTGAGAAATTCACCTTCGACAAGGAAGGTAAGGTCATCGGATTGGATGACGTTCTCAAACCGATGAGAGAAGCTTCTCCGCACCTGTTTAAGAATGCCGGCGGAACTGGTGGCTATAATCCGGCGGGAGGCGGAAATCCGCCAGGAAATAATCCGTTTGCAAAGGAAACCTATAACCTTACAGAGCAGGGACGCCTGTTCAAACAGAATCCGGAGCAGGCCAGACAGCTGGCAGCTGCGGCCGGAGTAAAACTTTAAGAAAGAGAGGAATTTTAAATGGCAGGAACAACCTTACAGGACGTAATTGTCCCGGAACTTTTTAACCCGTACGTGCTTAACCGGACAATGGAGCTGTCTGCACTGGTGCAGAGTGGCATCATTGCAAATAACTCGGAGTTCGACGATTTGGCATCCCAGGCGGCGCCGACCGTTAACATGCCGTTTTTCGAGGATCTGACAGGAGAATCTGAGCAGGTGATCGAGGGAACAGATCTTGAAGATAACAAGATCACATCAAACAAGGATGTGGCAGCAATTCTTCGCCGTGCAAAGATGTGGTCCGCGACGGATTTATCCGCAGCACTTGCCGGAGCAGATCCGATGCAGGCAATCGGTACTCTTGTGGCACGCTTCTGGGAACGTGACATGCAGAAAGAGTTAATTGCCATCCTCGGTGGTGTATTTGGAACTGTGCCGGCCGGCGGGTCCGGAACTCCGGCGGCAGAGACCAGGCTTGAAAGCAACATCCTGGACATTTCCGGATTAAGCGGAGCGAAGGCGAACTGGTCCGGAGCTGCGTTTATTGATGCGGAACAGAAGTTAGGTGATGCGAAGGCGCAGTTGACCGGTGTTTGCATGCACTCTGCAACAGAAGCATATCTGAAAAAACAGAATCTGATCGAGACCGTGCAGCCGTCCAATGACGTTGCATTCGGTCTGTATCAGGGAAAACGCGTTATCGTCGATGATGGCTGTCCGGTATCTGACGGTACCTACACGACGTATCTCTTCGGTAACGGTGCTTTAGCTCTTGGAAATGGTCATCCTGTTGGATTCGTACCAACTGAGACCGATCGTGCAAAGCGCAAGGGTTCCGGTGTCGATTATCTGATCAACCGTAAGACCATGATCCTGCATCCGAGAGGGATCGCATGGCAGAATGCTGAGGTGGCAAAGACCGAGGGTCCGTCCAGAACTGAGGTGGCAAACCCGAAAAACTGGAAACCGGTCTATGAGCCGAAGCAGATCCGTATCGTGGCATTCAAGCACAAACTCGGTTAAGGGGGATGAGATATGGCTGTAAAGACGGTCCAGGTTATCATCAACGGTGCGGTGACCACACTCTCATATAACGGTCAGACCGGGAAATATGAAGCAACGATCACAGCACCGTCCAAGTCCAGTTATAACGTCAATGCGGGGCATTATTATCCGGTTACTGTAAAAGCAACGGACGAAGCAGGGAATGTGACTACAAAGACAGATACGGATACAACATTGGGAGCATCATTAAAACTGAAGGTCAAAGAGAAGGTTGCTCCGACAATCACGATCTCCAGTCCGACCGCAGGCTCTTACCTTACCACGAACAAGCCGACCATCAAATGGAAAGTTACAGATACGGATTCCGGCGTCAATCCGTCAACCATCGGGATCACAATTGACAATGGAAGCAAAGTTACGGGTGACAGCATTACAAAGACAACGGTTTCCGGTGGCTATGAGTGTACATATACACCTGGCAGTGCTTTGGCAGATGGCAGCCATACCGTTAAGATTGATGCATCTGACTTTGACGGTAATGCGGCTGCTCAGAAGAGTGTTTCATTCAAGATCGACACGGTTCCGCCTACTCTGTCTATCAGCTCGCCGTCGGATAGGCTTATAACGAATAAGACAGCAATCACAGTTACCGGTAAGACAAACGATGCGACATCCAGCCCTGTAACGGTGACGATCAAGCTTAACAGTGGCAACGCAGAGGCTGTCGAAGTCGGAGCAGACGGAGCATTCAGCAAGGCTCTGACATTGGTAGCGGGATCGAATACAATCACGGTAGTTGCCAAAGATGCAGCGGGCAAGAGTACGACGGTAACACGTACGGTTATTGTTGATCAGACAGCGCCAGTAATCAAGAGCATTACGATTAACCCGAATCCTGTAGACGCAGGGAAGACCTATGTGATCTGCGTGGAGGTCACAGACTAAGGAGGGCATAACATGGTTGCGCGGCTGGAAGGCATGATAAACGGAAAGGAGATCATATTCAGTAGAAAAGGAGGGGATATGTGGGAATGCACATTCCCTTCTTCTGATGCGTGTGAGATCGTCATTGAGCTACGAGCGTATGATGAGGCCGGTAATTTTTGCTATTCGGCGAGATATATGCTGTTGTTTGATCCGGAATGTCTGGAGCTGCGGCTTCTTCCATTAAGTGAATGGTTGGAAAAAATGCCGGAAGCTTCCTGGCTGGAATGCATCTATCCGTGCGACTGTGTGCTGATCAGGCTAACAGATGAGATCACGCTGGAGTGCATATGTCCCTGTGATTATTGGTTGGAGTATATGACACAGGAAATGAGGTAGAAAGATGATCGATTTTATCTTAGGCGAAACAAAATATGTAAAGTTTGCTGTGCGCTCCAGAAAACAGGAGCCGTTCTCGGTACGTTCTGCATCATGGGAACTATATCATAATGGGTTGTTGGAGTGTTCAGGAGACTGCGAAATCGAAAAACAGGATACGGAGCTATATTTGCAGATTATGCTGTCTCCGGAACACCGGTCAAGAAAGTACCAGCTGTGCATCACTTATCAGACCGGAGAAGAGATTCGAAAGCACACGGAGAATATGGAGGTACGGTGATGGCT